CATCCTTCTCGCTACGCACTCTCAAGTTTGCTTACCTTTACGGCAAGACTGTAACCTTACTGCCTACTCATTGGCAGCAGACAAATGCTATCATGCAGCGTAACCGTCGCATTGGTACATCGCTCACAGGTCTTGCTTCCTTTGCCGATAGCAAGGGTCTTCCCACACTACGGGAATGGCAGGATGAGGGGTACAACCGTGTGCGTGAATGTGATACACAATACTCTGAGTGGCTTTGTATCCGTGAGTCTGTGCGTGCTACAACAGTAAAGCCCTCTGGCTCTGTGTCTATCCTATCAGGTGAAACACCAGGAGTCCATTGGGGACCAGGAGGCAAGCACTTCCTACGGGCCATTCGTTTTAGCGACCAAGATCCAATGCTGCCACTATTCAAAGCAGCGGGGTACAAAATCGAAAAAGACCTAGTATCAGCAAATACAAAGGTGGTTTACTTCCCAGTAAAGTCAGACCACGAGCGTAGCGAGAAGGATGTTTCTCTGTTTGAGAAGATTGGTCTTGCTGCGACTACACAGAAGTATTGGAGTGATAATGGAGTATCTGTCACGTTATCGTTTGATGCAGAAACAGAAAAGAAACATATCGCACCCTCGCTCCACATGTATGAGGGACAACTTAAGGCAGTTTCGTTCTTGCCTATGTCGAATACCACCTACCCCCAACAACCGTATACACAAATAACAGAAGAAGAGTATAACAAGTATGTTGGTAAGATTATGAAGATTGACTTTACCCCCATTTATGAGGGTGAAGAGTCATTCGACGCAGAAGGAGATCGCTACTGCACAACAGACGTTTGCGAAATGCCTCAGATTATCACATCTGATATTGCCGATACAGTTGTGGTATAATAACTTTAGGAGACAGAACCTCCAACTGTGGTTAGGATAGGTCTGCTACAGATTGCCCCCCACGAGGGGGCATCTGTGGTATAATGAACTATTATGGCTAGAGACATTAATCTATATGCAGCAAGGCTTTTCGGAGAGCACCCAATTGCTACATGGACTTTAGATGGTATTGACTCTAACACTTCTTTGCAGTATTTCTCTGACGACTTTCCAGCCATTGTTGCTGATGGATATACAACAGGTTTACCCCTTGTTTATGGTTCTAGTCAATCCGTTGGGGTAACATCAGATAGCACGGGTATCATTATTGAGACAGAAGATAGGTTATGGTCACAAGTAAAGACATACTCAAATACAGGATTTGTAGTAAATTGGAAGTTCTGGTATGACGAGAACATTACATTTCAAGAATTGCTAGAGGAAGAGCGTTTCGTAATTGAGTTTGGTGAGGCAGGAATTGAGCATAACGGATACGGAATGTTCACCAACGGTGGCAAGTACAATAACTACACATATGAGTTTTGGACCCGCATTAACCCAAGGGTAGATGTTCCTCGTAAGATCTGGGGCACACTAACTACATTAGACGGAATCTGGGTAAAAGACAACTACATAACTTTAGCAGTAGGAAACAAATACAAATCTTTTGCTATTGAAAATTGGTTTAGGCCAATGCTCCTGAATGTAACATACACATCAAATCAGGCAAGGCTTCTCATAAATGGGCAAGAGGTTATCTCTCTTGATCTTAATCCAGAAGAGTTTAACTTTGATCCTATTAACGATGAAGTGACTGGTGAAGGTCTGCTTGGATTCATGGGATACCCAGAGATTGATTTGTTTGAAGTTGATTGCTTCTCTATCTTCCCTTACATTGTTCCCGATGAAGTATGTAAGCGTAGGTTTGTATGGGGTCAGGGTCTATCCGACGCAGCATCATTCTCCACATTCTTCGAAAACTCTACTACATACATTGACTGGTCTTTTGCTAATTACGCCACTTCTGCTATCTACCCAGATGTTTTCAATTGGGACACAGGATACATTAGCGGATTGGTTACAAGCCGTGGATATGTAAAGACACCAGACTATAAACTTCCAGAAATTTTTATCCAGGGCAGAAAGTTAGAAAACCTATACAAAGAAAACCTATTCAATAACTCAACAGAAACAGTAAGCCCTGGATTCTCCTTTAAGCCTGAATTTGACTGGACACAAAACTCATACTTCTACTTTGATAGTATTGAGAAACTAGAGTCTCCCCCGCAGATTATCTATGGAGTCTTTTCTAAACATTGGTACGAAACTAGCACCGACCCTCAACCACTTTTCAGATTTGTGAAACGGTATACCGATGATGTTATCGACATTGTGATACAAGGAAATGATGTTCACTACATGTATAACGGTGATATAAAATATTCTTTCCCTGTGCAGGATGATGTTCCCTTTACTGTGGGTCTTGATTTGAATGCGATTGTAAAAGAAAGCGTTGAGTTTAAGAACTTCCTTACAAGTCTTGCTGACGTTGAGGTATTCGTTGGTGGTGATGGAGAAAGCACTTTCTCTGGTTTAATTTATCGTGTTGGTCTTAGTGATACAGCAATGGTTGCTCGTGAACAATTGGTGCAATATTTCCCAAGCGGTATTGCCAATCCTTATCACAACATGGCTACGTCAAAGGGTACCTATGTTATTAGACCGTTCATAAGATACGGAAACTTCTATCTTGATATTGAGGCAGGAGGATTCTGGGAAGATGCAACCCCTCTATCTTACTTCGGTAGGAACTTCCAAAAAGATGATGGAACCTATGAATCAAAACTTGATTTGTTGCAACTAAACATCGGGTACGACGGATTATACAAGATTAGAGATAATGGATATGATGTGGGTGGTAGTGAGATGAAGTGCTACATAACCTTCCAACCATTAGAGGCAAAGAACAATAAGTTGCTAAGAGAGTTTACATCAACACAAAGCCTACCCAAAAACAGAGTAATTGATGTAAGTGGAATGACAGCCCAAGATCTTGCTATTACAAAATTTGAATGGATAAATGGTACAGTAGTTGTACCTCCACAAAATTACGATTCTTGGAAGATAGTCGTACATTTTGATGTTTATGCAGAAGCCGTAATATCTTCTCCATTCTCTGTAAAGCAACTTTCTATGTCCTCGCAGGCTTACAAGGATGAGGCAGAGGTTGGAACTAGGTTTGGAAACAAACTATCATCAACAGACAACTTTGCAATATACAAAGAAAATACACCATATCTATATCTAACAAAAGACAGCGGCATAGAGCCACTAGACGGACCCGTTAATGCGCCAGTCAACCCCAACGGAAATTTCCCATATCTGGTTGGTAACCTTAATATGTTTATTAAGCCTAATATTCTTATGGATACCTCAAACACCCTGTTTTCTATTGTATCTCGTAACGGAATAATGGATATGAAGCACAACGGTACTGGTTGGGTATTGCGTAGAAATGATCTTCCCATTGAGTATGTTACCTTATACCAGAATGGTGAAGAGGTTACAGAGTTTACATTCGATGTAGATAAGTGGACGATGGTGGGTATAGAGTTTGGTGAGCCACTTGATTTCTCTGTCTCTACCTTATATAAGATTATTTTAAATGAGGGGGCAGTCTATCAAAACATCTCTGTATCAGCACTATCAGAAACACAGGTAGAGAGCACCGCTATCGTTAGGCTTTGGGAAGGTGTAAGGATTCAAACTTGGGGAGACTGGGTTAATGACCCATCTGTTGAGACCTTTGCAGATCTCGTTTCCTCACGGGCATACCTACAGTACCCAGTTGATCCAACACAGATTTATAAGATATTTACAGGTGGAAACACCACCAGCGTTGGCTCAGAAGATCCACCACTCAAGGTAGGGGAAATGAATACAACTATGGCTACTGGTGTTGAGTGGCAAACATTTGATAGGAGACCTTCATAATCTGGTCTCGTTCCGTCACGCAAACGATAACTTGTGGTATAATATGGTTATGTCAAATAAAAGGAAAGCACTAAAGAAACCACGAGTAACTGTAGTAGATGAGAATCCAGGTTGGGGCATTTACGCTTGGAAAAAGGCAGATGGAAGTCTGTTTATGGATGAAGATCACAACTTACTTAACATTCCCTCCCGTCAATACGATATGGACAAGATGGCTCAGATTACCAAAGCCGCTGCCCATTACGGTGAGCCAGAGGGCAGGCCATATTTTATTCCTGGTATTCAACGAGCCACAGATGAAGAGTACACAGAACAGCGTGAAAGAATGAAGGAAGGTCTACTACCAACTATGAATGACTTTAACGCAGTAACAGACGCAAAGAAGGCGGCAGGAATACAAGATGGCTAATATCGTAGCAAAGACATTTGACTTTGAAGAAGAGGGGCCACAGTTTGAAGATCCATTCCAAAAGTCTTGGGATGAGATTAAAGATATGCGTGGCCTAGATACAAACTTCAAGCGTCGTACTTCACGAGTAGTAAAAGGATACCTGGAAGACTCCAAATCACGAGCAACAGGTAGAGATGACGCTGGTAGAAAGTCAATAAACTCACGGCAGGGAAAGGGTTACGCAACCTTTGATGTTATCCAACCACCCTATGATCTTGTAGAACTAGCAAACTTCTATGACTCTAACTTTGCCAACCATGCTGCTATTGACGCTAAGGTCGAAAATATTGTTGGCCTTGGTTATGACTGGAAGATGACTTCTGCTACTATGCAAAAGGTAGAAGATGAAGCAGGAGAAAAACTAGACTTTATCCACAGGAAGATTGATCGTTTGAAGGCAACCATGGAAGATTGGTTGGAAAGCCTAAATAATGATTCTACATTCACAGGAACAATGGAGCGTGTCTACACCGATATGCTTGCTACAGGTAATGGATACTTGGAGATTGGTCGAACCACAACAGGCGAAATTGGATACCTTGGACACGTTCCAGCACCCACAATGCGTGTGCGTCGGATGCACGACGGATACATCCAGATCGTAGCAGAGAAAGTTGTTTACTTCCGAAAGTTTGGGGCAACGAATCAAAACCCCGTTACTGATGATCCACGCCCCAATGAGATTATTCACTTCAAGGAATACTCTCCCCTAAACACTTATTACGGCATCCCTGATGTTATTTCTGCTTTGCAGGCAATTAAGGGGGAGCAATTTGCTTCTCAATACAACATTGATTACTTTGAAAACAAGGCTGTGCCCCGTTACATCGTAACAGTCAAGGGTGCTCAACTATCCCCAGAGAGTGAAGAGCGTCTGTTCCGTTTCCTACAAACAGGGCTAAAGGGACAGAATCACCGCACCTTGTATGTTCCTCTACCCTCTGATGCCGATGGCAACAAGGTTGATTTTGAAATGCATCCTGTAGAAAACACAGTTCAAGATGGTTCATTCAAAGATTATCGCAAGCAAAATCGTGACGATATTTTAATGGCTCATCAGGTTCCTTTGTCTAAACTAGGTGGTGTGGATGCATCTGCTATTGCTGCTGCCCTATCACAAGATCGCACATTCAAAGAGCAAGTCACCCGCCCAGCCCAACGGCATCTGCAAAAAGCAATCTCTCAAATAACCAAAGAAAAGACAGATGTTATTGAGTTGGTGTTTAAAGAGGCAACACTAACTGATGAGATTGCATTGTCACAAATCCACGAGCGTTACTTGCGAAACAAGGCTATGACACCTAATGAGGTACGAGAGAACCTAGGTTTGCCAGCACGCAAGGGTGGCGATAAAATGGTTGAAATGTCACCACAACAACAGGCAAGTCAGCGTCAAAATGCAGAAGGAAATTCTGCCCGTCAGCGTGAAAGGACAAACGCCCAAAGCGACGGAGTAGCCACAATAGATGGTAGAAATCCCAAGGGTGAAGGTCCTAAAACTGAGTAGTGTTAAAATTTTAACAAAACATTGAAATGTTACAAAAATGTGATATAATAGGTTACACTATGGAAAAGGCCAATTTCTCATTAGACAATAATGCTGTACGGGTTTCTATGCCCATCGCCAAGGTAGATGAAGAAAGGCGCATTGTAAGCGGCTTTGCATCTCTTGATAATCTAGATCGCCAAGGCGATATTGTAACAAAGGAAGCATCAGTCAATGCTTTTAATAACTTTGCAGGCAATATCCGTGAGCAGCATGACGCAAAGAAAGCGGTAGGCAGAATGGTAGACTTCAAGGAAGATACCTATTTTGACGCAAGTTCAAACAAGATGTACGCAGGAGTTTATGTATCTGCATATATTTCAAAGGGTGCTCAAGACACTTGGGAAAAGGTGCTTGACGGAACCCTCACAGGATTTTCTATTGCAGGTGATATTGATGTTGAGGACACTATGTATGATGGTGACCTTGAAAAGAGCGTCCGTGTTATTAAAGAGTTTACTCTAAGTGAGTTGTCTCTTGTGGATGTTCCAGCAAATCAGTTTGCTAACGTTCTATCTATTCAGAAGAACGGCGATGTAACGGGTATGCTTGCTAAGGCACTAATCGAAAATGTGTACTATTGCGGTCACGATGATGTGGTTCAACTATCATCTACCGTAAAGTCAGCCTGCCCTCGCTGTAGCGAAGCAATGGAAAACATCGGCTTTGTCGAATCGAACGATCCCGACAAGGCACAGATGGTTAAGGGCATTCTAACCACAGTCAGGAAAAATAAGGAGGTAGAGAATATGTCCGAAAATACAGAAGAGACAACTCACTTAGAG